GAGCAAGGGCGCCGCAGCCTCGACCGGCCCGCCGTTGTGCTCGCCTTCGCACAGGCCCTCGACTGCCACCCGACCGAGATCACCGGAGCCCCGTACATGCCCATCCAGGCGGACCGCGACGGGCAAGCCGCGGTCGCTTCGGTCGCTGCTGTCCGCCGCGCGCTCATGCGCCACGGCCGCCCAGCCCGGCCGTCCGAAGCCGAGGCGGCCGCCGTCGACCTGCCGCAGCTGCAGGTCCGCATCCACGAAGCCAACCGGTACCGGCAGGCCGCTGCACTCACCAAGTCCGGCAGCCTGCTGCCCGCGCTGCTGCGTGACCTCCAGGTCGCCGCCGAGCTCACCGAGGGAGACGACCGCCGCCACGTGTTCGGACTGCTGGCCTCTGCCTACGAGTGCGCAATGCAGTACCTCTACAAGCTCGGCCACGCCAGCGATGCGACTCTGGCCACCGAACGCGTCGTGTGGGCCTCCCGTGAGACCGGTGATCCGTTGCGGCTCCTGGCCGCCCACTGGTACGACGCCGGCGAGTTCCTCACCATCGGCGAGCACGACGAGGCCGGGGCCATCATCGACGAGGCGCTGACCGAGCTGGGTGCGGTGCGCTCGCCGGGGCCGGAGGCGGTGTCGCTGAAGGGTGCGTTCCATCTGAAAGCCTCGTTGAACGCGGCGCGTGCCACGGACACGGCGGGCGCGGTGCGGCATCTTGAGCACGCCCAGCAGGCGGCCGATGAGCTCGGCGAGGACCGCAACGACTGGCAGATGCAGTTCGGCCCGACGAACACGGCGCTGTGGTCGGTGAGCTTGCCCGTCGAGATGGGTCGTGGTCGGGAAGCTGTGGCCCGCGCGGAGAAGGTGAAGCTGCCGACCGAGTACTCGCGTGAGCGGCTCAGCCATTTCCATATCGACCGTGGCCGCGCCTACTTCTACAACGGCCAGCGGGAGGAAGCGGTGCGTGCGTTCATCGACGCTGAGCGGCTGGCGCCGCAGGCTACCCGGGCGCATGCGGGGGTGCGGGAGACGGTGGGCACGATGATCCGTACGCAGAAGCGAGGGGGGCTGGTCGAGTTGGGGATTCGGCTCGGGGTGGTCTGACCCTTCAGGGGTGCTACAAGCTGTAGCACTTCGACTACGCAGGCGCCTCTACGGTCGTTGGTGTGAGACGGATCACCGTGACCGTGGAGGCGCAGCCTATGCAGACGAGCGACGACACCCACACCCCAACGCCGCTCGCCCTGCTTCCCCTTCCTGCCCTTGATGGGCTGTCGCAGGAGCAGGTCCGCGGCGCGGCATGCGTCTGGTGTACCGCGGGCCTCGACACCGCTACGGCTGTCGACCTCGGGGAGCGCCGCCACAAACGCCTGGACGGCCACTACTCGACGTTCCCCCGCTCCTGCCGCCGCTGTGCTGCAGAGGCCGCCATCCGCGCAGTCCGCGACCACGCCTCATGGTGCGAGCAGTGTGTCGACGACGCCTCGAACTGCGATACGCGCGCCCAGCTGGAGCAGCTCGCACGGGAGACACGATGACCACCGACACGACGCTGAGCCCGGCGCAGGAAGCGTTCGGCGAGCTCGCCGACCACTGCATCACCTGCCCCGGCTGCAAGGTCGACCTGAACCGGCCGAACGATCCCCCCAAGTGCCCGGAAGCCGAGGCGCTGTACCGGGCCTGGTTCATCCTCTGGCGCAAGGAGCTCCAACGGTGATCTGTGCACGCTGCGACAAACATATCCGCGCTGGCGAGCCATTCGACACGTACGAAAGTGACGCCCCAACTGGGTCCGGGACCACCGTCAACGTTCACCGCCAGTGGTGCAAACGCCCGCCAACCCAGACTTCCCCAGCCCCCGCCCTCGGCTCGCGCCGACGCCGATAGCGGGAAGCGTGGCCGCCTCGTACGCCCCGTTACGGACGGCCGCGGGCCCGCCGCCGGAGAGCTCCCCCTGGGCGCCGGCGGCGGGCCATCAACGAACTAAGTCAGCCACGGGAACGCCGAGGGCGCGGGCGATGCGAATCAGATGCACGTACTTGATCCCGGACCCAGCCTCAATGCGCTGGAGCGTGGACCGGCCAAGGCCGGCGCGGTCGGCGAGTTTCTCCTGGGTGAGGTTGGCGTACTCGCGCGCCTCGCGGATGCGGTCTCCCTGTTGCTGACAGGCGAGACGCATCCATTCGGGCAGGTCGTCGGGCACTCGTCCACGCTGCTGCCCAGATGATCACCTGTCAGCATCAGAAGTGATGCATTGAATGATCTTGCTGAGGGTGGGCACACGTTCTACGCCACCCCCTCACGTGACGGCCCGCCCTGCATCCCCGGCAGGCGGGCCAGGCGGCAGTGAGCGTTCGCGCGTCCGCTCCTGCCGCCCCGTGGCTTTGAACGATGTTCAGAGCACACCGCCCTGCCCCCATTCGAGGGCAGGGCGGTCTACGTTGGGTATGCACGAGGCCCCCGCCGACAATCACGGCAGGGGCCTCGGCCTGTGGGTCCAACCTCCCCGAAGGAGCCCACAGGACAGCGCGAGCGCGCGTCTGGCGCACGTGGGGGAGACGCGCCAGCCCTCGCATGCACACTGTAGCCAGATATATGCATGATGCCACTACCCCCTCCGAGTGAAGCGCTCGGTGGGGATGTGGACTCTTAGTGGACTCTGATCATGAAACAGGCCCCCCGTTCGAACAGAACGGGGGGCCCGTGAGTCTCTGACCTGCTACTTCAGTCGTGCCCCCGGCAGGATTCGAACCTGCGACACCCGCTTTAGGAGAAAACGTGCACCAGGGACGCGAACTTACGAGAAGTTCAGAGAAGGTCCGAGAAGCTCTCTGACCAGCCACAACAGGAAGATCTGAAAACTTCCGAGAAGGTACGCGGGGGCGTTGTGGACTCCATGTGGACTCCCACCCCTACACCGCCTTGAGAATTCGAACACCAGGCGTCTCCGGCGCCATGACCGCGAGCACCTGAGCCGCCACATCCTCCGCGCTGTGCTGGTACAGCCACGTCACCTTCGACCCGCGGTCGTGACCCATGACCGTCTGCACATCCTTCTCCGGAATGCCCAGATCCTTGAGCCGAGTCGCGAACGTATGCCGCAGATCGTGCACCCGCGGCCACCACTCATCCCGGCCCGTCTCAGGGCTAGTGACCTTCCTCGCCAGGCCAGCAGCCTGAATCGCAGGAATCCACGACCGCCGAAAGTTGTGCCGCGTCAGAGCACCACCGAGGGGGCCGCGGAACACCAGCTCGTCCGGAAAGAGCTCCCGACCATCACCGATAGGAGAGACAGTGTCGACCGGCGCGAACCGTGCCGCCATCGTCCGGACCGCATCCACCGCCTCAGGGGTCAACGGCACTGTGCGGAAGCCGGCCACGCTCTTGGGCGCTGCCTTCCGGAACAGGGTCCCCCGGTCCTCGCTGAGCACTTCCTTTACCTTGAGGTGCGCAGCGTCGACGTTCACATGAGCCCACCGCAGACCAGTCACCTCGCCCCACCGCATGCCGGTCTCCTCGATGAACACCACGAGGGGCCGGTACCAGACGGGAAGGTGCTGGCGGATGAGCGCGCACTGCTCCCGCGTGGGCGGGCGCGTGTCCTCGGCGTCCTTCTTCGGCGGCGCATCGATCTCCACCTCCGCGGCCGGGTTGAACGGGATCCTCTTCCCGTCCTTCACCGCCGCGCTGAGCATCTGGTTGAGCAGCTCCAGCACCTTCTTACGGGTGTGGTGACCGCGAACTTCTTTCGTGATCCACGCCTGCAGCTCGATGTACTCCAGGTCGCACAGCCGCCACTTGCCCCACTTCGGCTCGATGTGGGCCCGCCAGTTGGAGAGCTTCCGGTTCGTCGTCGTCACGGCCCGGGTGGGCTGCGCCGGCCACCACATGTCCCACCACTGAGACATGGTGATCTCGCCGCGCTTCGGGTCTCCGTACTCGCGGCGCCGCACGCGCGAGCGCACGTCGTCGAGGAACGCCTCAGCCGCCCGTTTACCGCCGTCGGCGATGGCGAAGTTCTTCGCTTTCTGCTGGCCGTCCGGCGTCCGGTATCGGGCTTGCCATACGCCGGTACAGTCACGCCGTCGTCGGCGGTCGGCGTACTTCTCGCCGGGCGGGTACGTCGTCATGCACTCTTGGCACCCGCAGACCTTCGACCGGATCTGCCGTGGGTTGTTCGAGGCTCTACGCCCCATGCTTCACCACCTGCTCACTCCTTCGCTGCTGGGGTACGCGGGGGGTCGGGTCGACCGGAGCCCCGCACCAGCAGACTGCACCCAACTCGGGCTGGACCACAGCGAGTTCGGTGAGAACCGCCCGTACGGCGGTGACCCTGCGTGAAACGGCGATGGAGGCAGGGAGGGTGATCAGTCCAGTTTCAGCATCGTAGATCGACTGTCCGGTCCGAGTGACGAATCGGATGTGGACACACATTTGTAACCCCCGGATCGCAGGCTGAGCGGGTGCCGCAACCGACGGGGGAGGACATCGGCCGTGTCCACGACCGTACCCCCAAGTGATGAAATTATCGACCACTGTTGTACTTGTTGTTGATACAGGCTCACTGCGGGTGAGCGGCCCAAGTTACGGAGACCTGCGAAGGGGCGTGAGGGTTGTACGCGTCAGCGGTTCGAATCCCGCAGCGCGCGCATCTCGATCTCCTTCATCTGCTGCTGCTCCTCCGTCAGGCCACGGAACAGTTCGAGGAGTCGCTCCTCTGCGGCAGGCGAGAGGGGGCCGGGTGCCTTGCGGCCGACGGCGTCGCTGAGCCTCTTGACGGTGAACTCGGGGTAGGCGTCGGCGAGTTTCGCGATGGCGTCGTCTCGCGGTGTCCGCTTGCGGTGTACCCAGGAGTTGACGGTGGCTGGGGAGACGTCAATTCTCCGCGCGATCTCGCTGTCGTTGACCTGGTAGCGGTCCTTCAGGGCGGCGAGAGCCTGCGCGAAGTCCTCGACTGGGCTGCTGTCCTCGGTCTCCACGGGGCAAGAGTGCACCGTGGCTTCTACATTAGGCAAGTGAAAGTAGAAGCGTGGCGCAAAGCTGTACGGCGCGCGTTCTTATGATCACGCGCCGTTGCGTACTCGGCTCACCACTCAGCATAGAACGCGCATTCGAATTACGCACCCGTCCGCCGGGAAGGTTCTCGCAACTTCCCTGAACTTCTCGTTGACAGGGTTGCAACTTCAACTGTAGAAATGTGTCACCGCCCCGGGAACGGAGCGAAACCAACACCACCTGGCACGGGGACTACATGCCGAAACTCAGCCGCAAGGGCGAAGGCAAGCCACTCAGAGACGCCATGGAGCGAGCAGGCCTCACCATCGAAGCCCTCGCCGAGGCGACGAAAGACGTGGACCCCGACGGCAAAGGCGTCAGCCCAGCAGCCGTCGGCTTCCTCACCTCGCGCGGCAAGAGCGGTCGCAAGAACTGCGAGTGGACCACCGCCTGGTTCGTCGCCGAAGCACTCCACCGGAAGACGAACGCCCCCCTCCAGGACCTCTTTGCCATGCCCACAGATTCAACTTCAACAGTAGAAGGGTCAAGGTCTGATGCAGCAGCGAACGAAGCGTGAGCGTCGTGTCCCCCTCCCGGCCGGGCTCGTCCCACTGCTGACCCAGCGCGAAATCGAGACGTACTACGGCGTCTCCACCTGGCAGATCACGCAGTGGCTCAAGGCCGGCATGCCCGAGGTTCCCTTCGCCGGTCAGGGCCGCCGCTTCGACCTCGCGGCGTGCCAGGCGTGGCACGAGGCGAACGCGACGGATGGCCGTGCGTGGTCGACGTCGGACGAGTCGCGGGAGCTGGCCCCGACGGGCTGACCGCTCCCCCTGAACGAAGCGGGGCCGCCCCGGATGCGCGTCCGGAACAGCCCCTTCGCAACCCACTGAAGCAGAAAGCAAGGAGTGGATCACGTGAACGCATCATCTCAGACCCTCAACCGGGTTCGCCCACTGCACCAGTCGCCGCAAGCGGTCCGCGAGAGCAACGAGCAGTCGTACCGGGTGACGTGCGCCTTCCAAGGGCTGCCCGAGTCGCATGTTGCGGTGCAGGCGACGGAGTCCGCGGTGCTGGTGACGGCGACGGACATGGATGTTCTCGCCGAGTGGCTGTACGTGATGAAGGGGTCGGTCACGAAGGTCGACCTGCCGCACGGCCAGACGGTGTGGACGCTGCACACGACCACGTGGACGGACTCGCCGGTGAAGTACCCG